TTGGACATAAATTTGAAAAAATGCCTGAGGAAAAAATAGAGCTTCCGGCATCTAAACCCTCTGAAGAGCCAAAAGAATCTACTGAGGAAAAAATAGAAACAAAAGAGGAAACCAAAATAGAATTTAGAGTAATTTCCAAAAATTCCATAAGGTTCACCTGCAGCAGGGGAACTAGGCATTTTTTCACTTAAATAAACAGGGTAGCCCATAAGCATTCCAACGGGTGTTAAAGCTACACTCCCTTCTGTTTTCATTGAAATAATTCCTGTGGTATTGAATGCTACTAAACTTTGTGAACCTTGTTTTATTTTTTTGATTTGACTCCATACCTGTCGGTGGAAAGTCCAAACGCACCCACCCAAAATAGTAGAAGGCATTAAACCTATAGCATCCTCAAGATCATCTGGATCAACTTCAGCTAAGGTATTATGACCAGCAACAGCAGTGGCAGTATTGACATCAGGGTGATTTAAAATACCCGTGAATGGAGCGCCCACACCATTAAGCCCCTGATTATCCTCTTCACCGGCAAGCTGCTCAGCGAAAAGTTCCACAATCATTTGAACCACGTCTAAATCAGCATCTTCTAGTAGCTCATTACTCATTGGAGTTAAACCTACAAGTGTTTTAGCATTTAATTGAACATTTTTTAGGGTTGCCTGGGAGGCAGTCCCGGCATTGCCTTCGCCCGGCCAATACACGTTAGGCTTACTACCTAACGTTGGCATATTAAGAGTATCTTTACCCATAGGTAAAGTCCGTGCAAGTTTACGGATCAAACCAAAATCTTCTGCAATTCGATCTACTTCATTCATAACCTCTTCAGGAACCAAAAAGCCACCTGCTGAATCAGTGCCCTCAGTCATGGTTTTGGTAGAAATGGAGCCCAGTTCTTTAAGCCCCTCTCTGTCCTTATTCATAAGGGCCTTAAAAAATTTAACAGCCACTTCTTTTTTTTCTTTGGCATCATTTCCCTTTCCAAATCCCTGAAAATTCATTTTATCCAAGCCAGCTGCCTTAAGAGCTGCATTTATTTTTTCTGCAATTTCTGAATTAAATTTTTTTTCAACGGAGGCATCAATCACTTCTGGTAATTTTTTCTCCATTGTTTCAGTAAAACTTTTTTCTAATGTTTCCTGAAATTGTTTTAATTTTTCTTCTGTAAGCATTATTCTAAAATTAGATTATTATTATTTAACACGGTTTTTGAGGTCTACAATGCCTTTTTCCACTGTTTTATCTATGGATTGTAGCATTTTTAATAATCCCTCGTTTAAGCTCTTATCAACTTCGTCCTCAGTAGAGTTCGTAGCTTCGAGAAGCTCTTTTAGTTCTTTAACCGCTTGACCCATAGCATCTACCGCATTAGTTATAGTTGTTCGGGTCTTTGCAGAAAGCACACGCCCTGCCTTTTGTATTGGCTCCGCGTCAAAATTACTGGAACCCGTCACCGTACCGATCTTTTCGACCGCATCGGCTACAAGGTTATTAACATCCTCTTTTAAGGTACGAATAACAAAATTAATTTGAGCTTTTTGCCCTTCACTTGGAGCATCTTTTTCAGTTGGAAAAAGATTATCCAGTTCGTATTGTGTGTAGCTTTTTAACTCCGGTGCCTTTTCGTGAAACTCTTTATAATGTTTTTTAAGATGGGCATATACACCCTTTTTTTCATCTTCAGAAAGCTCAGTATCAGTAAGAAGTTCAACCATACTTTCCCGTACACCTTCCCAAACCGTGACTAGTTCACCCTCTTCATTTTCGGCATGGTGGCAAAATTTAAGTGTTTTTTTGTCATCTGAAATCCAGCCGTACGCTTCCTTTCTCTCTGTTTTTTTGTCCTTATTCCATGGAGTTTTTTTATCTGCGGTGCTATAAGCTTCATCAAAAGGTATTACTGTTTTTAGTGTCATGGTTGACGAGGTAAGCATCTGTTCTAATTCTTCAACTGCTTTACGCATATCCCGAGCCTCCGGATTAGATGGAACCGGTACAAAAGAAAGTTCTAAAAGCTCTGCCTTCGTAATAATGTTTCCGTTGCGTTCTTTAACGATAAATCCGACAGATACTGTTTTTAAAATTCCATCATCATAAAGAAGGCGTGCTTTTTGACCCTCTTCAGTACGAGCAAAAACACCCTTAGCAATAACTTTACCGCCTTCAGAAATAACCTCGGTTACTGCTCCTATTGGGAAACTCCAATAATCATGCCCGAAAAGTACGACAGGGTTTTTCATGAAGTTTGCGAAATCCCAACCATTAACCATAATCACTTCGCCATCACGATCAACCCCCTCAGTTGTAGCTATTACCTCAAAAGTGCCTTCACCTTTAACCTCTTTAAGGTTAAGTTTTTGTAGCGACTTAACAATTTCAGATGCTTGTTTTTTAGAATATTCCTTTAAGGTTAGCATTTTATGGGTGTTAGTTTGTATGTTTGTATAATTCGATTATTCAATACAGAATAAAAATAATATAATTAATGAATTAAATCAAATCATCTGTATTGTAGGCGAAACTCCATTATTAATAAGATAATCTATTCGTTCGCTTAAAATAATATGCTGCTGTATTTCCTGAAGTTTCTGAATTAATGCAAGTCCATCTTCCTGAGTTAATTGTACGGGGGGTTCTCCAATCCATCCTATCAAATATCCACTTTCGTTTGGTTCGAACATAATAATGCAGTCCATATTGAGGGCTAAATCATCCTGTATTTGTATTAAAGTGCCACACACGGTCATTAGCCACGGATATTCATCGTTAGTAATAGGGATTAGATACCCATTAGTCATTTTTACCGTCCAAACATCTAACTCATTTTTAATCGAGATAATAGAATCATTTCTGAGGGTTTTACCATCTGACATTTGAATAAGCATTTTTTTGTTTTTAAAAAATTAAATAACTCGATACATGAAAATAAAATACCAATCTCTAGCGGAAAGGTCAGAGGTGTTTATATATCTAAAAAGTGCAAGATCATTAGTAGCATCTGCCTCAATGGCCCCACCCAAAGAAGCGGAAGCACTTGAAAAAGCCACTCCAGAAAGGTTGCCTGCATTGGCTAGATTAGATGCCACTGGAAGTGTCATTGAAAAACGTGTTAGTAATGAAGCTCCTATCGGATCAATATTCACCCCTCCGCTAACAATAACAATGTCTCCAATCCGCACCCACTGTGCATTTGCTATGGCAGTCAGAGCACTACAATTAGATACATTACTATATGTTGGGTTATAATTGCCTGTGGTTATTCCAAGGGTTGCTCTAGCCGTTGAAGCATCAGCATCATCAATCAGGGTTCTTGCATAAGCGGTTAGGCTAGCAAGTGCAGCTGCTCCGGAACCCGTAAAATAAGGCATTCGATTTGCTGCGGAAGAAAGGGCTGCTAGTGCCTGCAAGTTAGCATTTTGCGCTTGCACATCTGTACCTATAACAAGTCCACTAATGCTAAACCCATTTTGATTTAAATTACCTCCTAATCTAGGTGCTAGATCATCTACTACGGCCGATAATGTAGGAGGAAAATAAGGCATTTTAAGTTAATTCAGTGATACGAACAGCACCTGTACTATCTGCAGACCAAATGCCATCAACACGGCCTGTATAGCCATTAGGAATTTCATAATATCCGCTTGGAGCTATCTGAATAGTATAACTAGTTGTAGTAGCAGTAGTACCAAGCTTAAGATATAAACGTGATGAAGAATCGTTATAAAAAGTTGCGCCTTTCCTATTGGTATTTGCTGCAAGAAGTTGCGTTGATAAAGCTGTATCATTTACACTTGTAACAGTTGCCGTTTGTGGTGAACTCCCCTGACTAACTAAACTTCCAGTATTTTGGGCTATATCTTCTAACCTTGTATCTACTGTTTCCAAAGTAGAATCCAAAGCGAGACTTCCAAGTTGTGTTAGAATTTGTTGTAAAGTCGCCTCAAGCCCTAAAGTTTCAGCGGTAGTTTGAATATCATTAAGACTGTTCAAAACGCTTTGCAATGTTATTTCAAGCGCAAACCCCGTTATAGCCGCTGGCGGTGTAAGAGTGGCAACCTGAGAGTCTGGCAATGGGTATTCAACTGGAAAATTATCAATACTTGCAGAAGTAATTGTAATGGCAATGTTTCCGTTTTCGTCTAAATTAGCTCTTGCTGTTTCACCGGTAGGCAAACGAAATGGATAACATTCGCCAGAGCTAAAAGCCTGCATAATAGCATCATAGAATTTACGGCCCGTCTTATCCGTAAGTCTTACCGGAATAGCCTCGGAAGGGTTACTATTATTAATCGTGACCGATTTATTTTTACTCGTTTGCAAAATAGCCAAAAGTAATTGACTTAAAAGCTCATTACTTTTTTTTACCTCGTTCGTTTCCTGAATCACTTCAACTTTAGGATCAGGAACATTCACGATGGGTGCTTCCACATTAATGCTGAGTTCTTTTTTTTGAAGCTCTTCTTTTAGAAAATCAATAGCTTTAACAACATCTTTATGATCTTTAAGAATCACAGCAGATTTGTTTTCATCAATAGCTTCTTTAATTCTTTTGATGTTTTCATTAATGGCTTCAATGTTTTTTTCATCCTCAATCCGCTTTCTGTCAAAAAGCATTTTTATTTTAGAGCCTAATTGGTCAAACCATTCTTTCATTCTACAATAGGGATTAGTGTGCATCTACATTGGGGGTGAAGTGGGGGGCCGCCCACGTTTTCATAGTCGATAGTTAAGCCACCAGGGGCATCTTCACCTTTTTTAAAAAAATCATTATTCAAACTAATCTCTTTCCCATGCATTGGGCCACAGTTAGGACAGGTGCGCTCATCCTCTGCGGTAAACCATGTTTTGGCTTTTACGACACCTGAATCTTTCCAGACTTCAACGGTGGCCTTTGACTGTGTCCTTATAGTTTCTGTGCGAGCTATTTTTTCCGCTCTAGGTAAATCAAAAGCCACCGATTCCATAATTCTTTTCTCTAAATCTGTGATGGCTTCACCAGACTCCAATCCTGCTGCTATGGTAGACCTTAACTTTGTGCTTGTTTCTTCTGTGATTGCACCAGCAAACTTTTTAGTGTTTGATTCAACGAATTTTCTAAGGCTAGGTGTTATTGTAAATTCATCACTTCCAAGTAACAATTCAGCAGCCGCCAGCCCTTCTTCTTCTACTAGCGCTAAAAACAAAGGAGTAAAAAGGTCAATGGTCGCTTTTATTTCCTTTTCTTTATCGATCAAATTGATTGCTTTTGTTCGCCAATTCTTTGTTTTTAATGTGCTGTTTAGATTTTTAATGGCCTCTTTTTTTTGTTTATTCCAAAGCTCTTTCAATTTTTTATTAAACATTGATTCATATTCCAGCCCCCTTTGGTTTCTGGCTTTCGCCATAAAATTTCCCTTACGTTCAAATTCGATTTGTTCTTTATCAAATTCTAATTTTGGATCTTCAATGATTATTTCTTTAGTGACTGATTGAACAATGTCTTTTACAATTTCTTTAACTTGAAACTTTTGGACGTGTTCTATATTTATTGTTTTACCACTCATTGGGGCTCCTAGTGGCTGAGCAGAAAAGGGGATATAGACCATTTCACCCCCTTCAATTTCTGCCAAATCTTCTTTACGCCTAATATCATTAATTGAAAGCCAACCCCCCTTTGTGCCCATATCATATTCACGAAGGATTAAATCACGATCTTCCAAAATGGGACTTTTAAACTCAAAATACAGACCCTCTGAATCAGGAAAAAGAGGTAAAAAGAACTCATTAAGTGTATTAACAATTCGTTTCATTTTAGGCTTAATGGTTCTTGAACCAAAAGCGTAAGCCGCAGCCTTAGC